TTTAGTTCAAGATTCTCAAGGTTTTAATAGATTTAAGTCTGGATTCTTTGTAGATGATTTCCAAAATTATAATACTTCAAATACTGATTCATCCATTTTTAGGTCAAATATTAGTAATGGATCTTTAAAATCTGAAGTAAATAAAAATCAAATTACACTCAAGTTAGATTCTAATAATAATACTCAAATAACCGGAGATACATTAACATTAAAATACTCTGAAAATGAGTATCAAAAGCAACCATTTGCAAGTAGGATTGTAAATGTAAATCCATTTAACATTGTAACTTGGACTGGAAAACTTCAATTAAATCCATCTTCTGATAGTTGGACTGTAGAAGTTTCTTCAGTTCAAGAGATTGCTGATGTTGATAGAAGAGGTCAAGTAGATCGTACTAGATCTTCTACTTCTATTCCATACATTAGATCTAGAAATATAGAGTTTATTGGAACTAGATTAAAGCCATCTACACAGTTTAACTTAATATTTGACTCTAGAAATTTATCAACAAATTCAACAGGAAATACTTATGCATTTCCTAAGTTATTACAGATATCAAATGTAGTTGGAACATTCTCAATCGGTGAGACTGTTCGAGGATTTGATAATAACGGAAATAGAATTTCATTTAGAATTTGCACTCCAAACCATAAAACTGGAACATTCAATAATCCAGATTCAACTTATAATGTTAATCCATATGAATCTAATGTTAAAATTCCTTCATCTTATGGTCCTCAGTCTACAGTATTGAATGTTGATACTTCATCACTTCAAATTTCAAATGAATCTTCTTATTTTGGTAATGTTACTTCTGGTATGAAATTGTACGGATCTTCAAGTGGAGCAACAGCAACAGTATCAGAATTAAAATTAGTTTCAGATGATAATGGTACTCTAATAGGTAGTATTTTTATTCCTGATCCAGACTCAAGTTCATTGAAGTTTAAAACAGGCAATACTTCTGTAAAATTAACTACCTCTACTGCTGCTTTAGGAGTTCCAGGAGAGTTTACAAGTTCTGCAGAAACTACTTTTAATACTTCGGGAAGTAGAGTAGAGATCAGAACTGTTACTTATTACGATCCTTTAGCGCAGTCATTTATTGTAGAAGAATCAGAGGGTATTGTTCCAACTTCTGTTGACGTTTTCTTTGCAACTAAAGATTCTACATTACCAGTAACTCTACAGATTAGAGAAGTTTTAAATGGTCTTCCAGGTGGTCCTGATAAAATTGTTGGAGGTTTGGAAAAAATAATAAACCCAAATAAAGTAAAGGTTAGTAATAATGCTTCAGTTGCAACAAACTTTAAGTTTGATAATTTAACTAGATTAGAGGGAGGTAAAGAATATGCAATCGTTTTAATTTCAGATTCAAGTGATTATAACGTTTGGATATCTAGAGTAGGAGAAGTTGAAATTTCTACACAATCATTCACCGAAGCTCAAAAAGTTATAATTAATAAGCAACCATCTTTAGGTTCTCTATTCAAATCTCAAAACGGAACAACCTGGGTTCCAACTCCAGAAGATGATCTTAAATTTACAATTAAAAATGCTAAGTTTAGTAATAAAGCAGGAACTTCAATTTTCTTTAATAGTGAAATTCCTACAAGATCAAATGAAAATAAACTTTCTTCAAATCCAATTTTTTCAATATCATCATCTGCTTCAGAATATAATAGTGGAAGACATATTTTAGTATTTCATCCAAATCATGGAATGAATTCATTAACTAATAAAGTTGACATTGAAGGAATTATTTCAGACGTTCTTCCTGAGAAATTAACTGTTGCATATGGAATTACAGATTCTGGTCCAATATCTGTAGCAAGTGATACAATATTTGAAGAATTTGAAGGATCTACAGTTAATAACTCTACAGCTTATGTTGTAATTAATGGTGAAATTATAAAATATGAAAATACTGGAAGTGATCAATTAGTTGATATAACTAGAGCACAATTTGGAACAACGAAGTTAGATCATCCAGTAAATTCTTTAGTTTATAAGTATGAATTTAATAATGTATCATTGGAAAGAATTAACAAAACTCACGATATAATTGATCCTACAATAGATTCTTATTATATCCAAGTTGGATCTGGAAGTTTGTTTAGTGAAAGTAAGTTTGGTGGTGGTGATAAAGTTTATGCATCAAAAAATAAGCAATTTAGTAAGTTAGAATTTGATAATAACTTTATCACTAGATTTGAATCTACTTCTGTTGATTCTTCAGTTAGAACTGTAAGTTCTACTAGTATAGATGGTAGTGAAGTATCATTCAAGGATAAGGGATATGAATCTGTCGGGATCAATAGTATTAATCAGTTTACAGATCCGAGAATGGTTTGTTCAAGAATAAATGAAACTACATCATTAAATACTAATCAGTTTAAGGATAATAAATCATTTACTTTACAGTTAACTTTATCGACTAATAATCAAGATTTATCACCTATACTAAATTTAAATAATTCAAATTTAATTGTTGAAAATAATAGAATAAATCAACCAATTGGTATAAATTCTTATTCAGTAGACAATAGAATTAACTCAAACGTTGATGATCCAAATGCTTTAATTTATGTTTCAAACAGAGTTGATTTATCTCAAAGTGCATCATCGATAAAAGTTTTACTTTCCGCTTATAGATCACAATACTCTGATATTAGAGCTCTTTATAAAATTTACAGAGATGACAATCCAGATGAAAATCAAGTTTGGCAATTATTCCCAGGATATTTGAATCTTGATGTAAATAATAAGATTATTAACACTTCAAATAATGATGGAAGATCTGATACATCAGTACCTTCTAGTTTAGAAAATGAATACCGTGAATATTCATTTACAATTGACGAGTTGCCACAGTTTACATCATTTGCTATAAAAATTGTTGGTACAAGCTCTAATCAAGCATATACACCAATTATTGAAGATTTAAGAGTAATTGCTTTAAAATGAATAAATTCGCCAAAATAGATGGTCATCAAAATTTAATAAGAGATATTAAATCAAATGCAATAATAAATACTGACATATCTGAGGGAAGCAATTATTTTCAAAATAGAGAGAAGAGAAAAGAAGACCAAGAAACCATGCAAAAATTGAAAAAAGATATCGATTCTCTAAAATCTTCAATTGATGAAATTAAATTTTTAATTAAAGGCATAAAAAATGAATCACAATGAAATTGAACTCAAAAATGTTACAAAGTTATTTGCATTTGAAAATTTATCTAGAGAAATAGATTCCATTGAAGATATTAATTCCTTAAGAAATATATGTAAGTGTTACGTTAAACTTTACTTTAAACAACAAGAAACACTAAGTGAAATAAACATTCTAAATAGTTAAAAAAGTAAAAATAATGGCAAAACCTGCATCAAGACAAGAATTAAAAGAATATGCTTTAAGGCAACTTGGTGCTCCCGTTTTAGAGATTAATATTGCCGATGAACAACTTGATGATAGATTGGATGACGCTCTTCAACTTTTTTATGAGCGTCATTTCGATGGTGTTGAAAGAGTTTACCTCAAATACAAAATAACTGATGATGACATTAAAAGAGGTAAGGCAAGAGGTGATAGTGAGTCTCTTGGAATTACAACTTATACGACTTCTAGTGGAAATTTTGAAGAAAATTCAAATTATTTAACTTTACCAGATTCAATTCTTGGAGTTGAAAGAATTTTCAAGTTTGATACAAGCACTGTTTCAAACAATATGTTTAGTTATAAGTACCAACTTTTTTTAAATGATATCGCATTTAATGTTGGTTATGATGGATTACTTAATTACGCAATGACAAAAACATATGTTGAGGACATTGATTATCTAATTACAACAAATAAGCAAATTAGATTTAATAAAAGAAATAATAGATTGTACTTAGATATTGATTGGGGATCAGCAAAAGCGGATACTTATATTATTATAGATTGTCAAAGAATTATGGATCCATCAAATTATACTGGAGTCTATAATGATTCATTTTTAAAACTATATTTTACTGCTTCAGTCAAAAAGCAATGGGGTCAAAACTTAATTAAATTCCAAGGAGTAAAACTTCCAGGTGGAGTAGAGCTTAATGGAAGACAAATTTATGATGATGCTGTTAAAGAATTAGAGTCAATAAGAGAAAGAATGATGAGTGAATATGAAACTGCTCCTTTCGATTTGATAGGATAATATGTTAAATCCATTTTTTCTTAACGGCAATTATACTGAGCAAGGTCTTGTCCAAGACCTTATAAATGAGCAATTAAAGATGTATGGCATAGAAGTTTACTATATGCCTAGATCTATTTTTTCGGAAGGAAAAATAATTAAGGAAGCTATATATTCTAAATTTAAAAATGCATTTCCAATTGAAGCTTATGTAGCAAACTACGAAGGATTTCAAGATAATAGTGTATTAATGAGTAAATTTGGAGTTAGAGTTACTGATGAGATGAATTTGATTATCTCAAAGGAAAGATTTGAGTTATATATAAGTGAAATGATGAAATCAATTCCAAATGTTAAAAACTACTCCAGACCAAATGAAGGAGACTTAATTTATATTCCATTAACTGAAAGTTTAATGGAAATTAAATTTGTGGAGAATAGAAAACCATTCTTTCAATTGCAAAAAATTTATGTATATGAACTGAGATGTGAAGTATACGAATTAGAAGATGATGAAATTAATACAGGAGTAGCATCTATTGACTCAACATTTAAAAATGAAAGTTACTCATCTACATTATCTCTTTCTGGTATAGGGTTAACAGCGACAGCAACAGCAACTGTTGTTAATGGAGGAATTCAAAATGTTGACGTAATTAATGAAGGTTATGGATTTACATCTAATCCAACTTTAATTGTAAGCTCTCCAACATCTGGATCTCAAGCTAGAATCGTAGGTACAACAACAAGTTCCAGATCATTAACTTCTAAGTTAAGTATTAATAAAGTTTATATTGAAGATGGTGGAAGTGGATATACCTCAAAACCAAGTATATCTTTATTTGGTGGAGGTGGATCTGGAGTTCAATTTAATGTTGGAATTGCTACAACTGGATCTATTGGATCAGTATCAATTGTAAATAGTGGTCAAGGATATGTTTCTGCGCCAACAGTAACATTTTCTTCTCCTTCGGGATATGGAGTAACAGCTATTGGAGAAGCAGTATTAAATAATAGTGGAGGAATATCTACTATTAGAATGACAAATTGTGGATCTGGATATACAACTGCTCCAACAGTTACAATATCTGCAGGGTCTACTATTTCCACTGGAAACTTTATATTTAATGAGCAAGTAACTGGATCCATATCTAATGCTACTGGATTAGTAAGAAATTGGGATCCAGATACCAAAGTATTAAAAGTTTATGGTCAAGGAAAAGATTTTATTGTAGGAGATCTGGTAACTGGATCTAATTCATCTGCTACATATTTCATTCAAAAATATGAAACATATGAGTCTGATTTTGGATATGATCAGAATGAAGTTATTCAAGAAGAGTCTGATGAAATTCTTAGTTTTGATGAAATAAATCCTTTTGGAGAAGTTTAATTTGTTAAATAATTAACAAGGAGATTAAGAAAATGTTTGGAACTTATTTTTATAATAAAATAATTACAAAGAATGTTGTTGCATTCGGTACATTATTTACTAATATATCAATAAAAAAACAAGATGAATCTGATAAT